TCCCCGTGTACTTTGTCGATCTTCTCGATGATCGGAAGTCGTTTGCTTTTAGCTAACTTTAAGATCATCTTTGCCCAGTCCTGAACGACAAACGGCAACGCTTGGTTATACGCTGCCGTTATCTCCTCAACATCAGACGACTTAACTTGTTTGATAAGGTTGATCCACGACTCCACGGATCGACCACTCCTTAAACGCTTTGTGCTTTGCCATTGTGTCTGGGCACTCGGTTGACGGAGGAATCCATCCGTGTTCCCTCCATATTTCCTCGACGGGTCTGAACTTTTCTGTCCTCGTCTGATTCTCGATTAACTCTTTCCAATTGTTCATAGTAAGCCTTTCGGGAACGGATAGACCGCATCCTCGTGAGGAGTTCCTGGCCGTGGTGCATTGAAGAACCTCCGTTTTTCCAACTCTGTAGGCTTCCAGAAACACTCAGGAGCCTCAGACTTGATGATGTGAATGACCCTCTCTAAAACCGGAGAGTCATCCGAAATGTTTGCAGGACGCTTTGCAAACGCCTTTTTCAGCATGGTTTGGTGGTGTACGCTTAACATTAGAATGGCACGTCCTCGTCATTGTTAGTCTTAGCGGGTCTAGTTTCCCCGTCTTTCTGCTGGAACTTTAAGCCCAGATACTTCCCGTCTGAACCCTCGTTAACCCATCCTGAGATCCAGTATTCAACCCCGTTAATCATTGCTGAACCTCGGTAGTCTGGGTGTACATCCTTCTCTTTCTTCTTGTTCTTGCTGATACTTCCTGTTAGTTCTTTTGGCATAGCGATAACTCCATTTGATTAACTTCGTTGAGAAAGGCAACAAGATCAGCCTCGATCTTAGTTAGCTCTTCCGGCTTTGGCTCGTAACGTACGACGAATAGTTGAAGATGTTCAGGAAGTCTTGGGTCGAACGACACAAAGTCGCACCAAGTCCTACCTGTTACGAGCATTTGAGTAAGCATTTGCGGTTTGTATTTAGTGGGAACCTCCTTTGCTAGTAAGTAATCAACGTGAGTGTTTGAGTTAGGACACTTGATCTCGATCAGCCCTGACCCTGCAAACCCGTCAGGACTCGCTCCAAGCCACTTTATCGACTTGTGGGTATGAAACCCTGTCTGCTCCACAATCGAGCCTGTAGCCTGCTCATACGCGACTCTAGCGATAGGTTCTTGCTCTGTACCCCACTGCATAGCAGCGTTCGTGAAGGAATCGCTCTGTAAGCCCGTTAAACGCTCTGTAACGAGCTGGATTGCGTAGTTACGTCTAGTAGCCGTACCTTGCTTCGCAATCGCGTCAGAAGCCCTAGAAGCCGTTAGATGGCCTAGTCTTGCTTTGTACCAATCCTCAGTTCTTTGTTCCATTTTGCACCTTTAGAAATCCTCGTTCGATCATTGCCTGCATCGTGTTGATGTACGCTTGGTTCCAGAAATCTCGACGTTCTTCACGAGACATATCTTTTCCCTGATCCAAGTATGTGTGGCATCTGTAACAGAGGGATGCTACTAAAGCATCAGACACCTTGATTCCCATGCCTTTTCCTTGGTTTCTGTGTGCAGCGACAATCGTTCCATCTTCGCAAAAACACGATCCGCAAGGGATGTGCCTGCAAGCCTCAAGCAGCTTTTTGTTGACGTACATTGATTTTCCTTAAGTCGAGTTCAGCGTCTTTCATTTCGTCAGTCCAGATCAAGCCTTTCTCCAACGCGTACTGTAAAAGTTGTTCCACAAGATCGGAGAACTCAGAGACCGTGAGAGAAGCAGTAGAAGGCTCAAGCTCCTTCACCTGGCCTCCAGGGAGGTCTACGATCCGAGTTGGAAGAAATCGAGTCTTAGCCCACTCGTGCCAGATGTCTTGGGTGTATTCCTGGTTCATAAGTTGTTCAGAACACGCAGTTAGGATCGCCCAATAAAACCGATTCTGAGACGCTGTTCTTGGAGGTTTGGAAATAGTTACCATGTAACCCAATTCAGCGCCTTGTAGAGCCTCTACGGCCCTCCTGCGGTCATTCTCAGTCGTTAAAATCAGTCGCATTGAGCCTCCACCAGTTGTAATTTGCTCTGAAAGCCCTTCTTGCCATGTCTGGGAACTTATCGTGGTAATCCGAGAACATGGCCTCCAAGAGTCTCCTTCTAAATACCGGACCGTTTACGTCTAACCACATTAGCCAAGAATCGAGATCAGCTTCCTTGCCGTTGCCGATTAGAAACCTCATCGCGGTTATTGACTCGGTGCTTGGCTTTTTGTTGTACGGAGCGCGGCAAGCATCTTCAACTGCCAGGTTGATGACCGACCACAAGAGTTTCTTGCAGCGGTCAGTCTGGATGTCGTTGATCAAGCCTTCTTCAAATCGGTCTAGGTTCATTTGACTTCCGTAAGTGCTTTCTTCTTCGCCTCATAAACAGCGACGAGTTCTTTTATTTCTGGCTTGTCTTTCATAGCCTTGTAGGCCGGAGAGAACTCAGCCTTGAGCGCGTCTAATGACTCTGCCGCTTCGAGTTTTGACTTGTAGGTCTCAAGCTCATCGACCTTTTCATCGGAAGGCAGATCTTCTCCAGCATAAATATATAAACCGAGACCATGCAACGCGATAGCCTTAGCCAAGCATCGCTGCATAGCAGTATTGACCTGGAAGGAATCTGGGTCGGAGATGGCCTTGTTTCTGTGGTCCATGACGGGAAGTTGGGCAGTGCGAGAAACTCCAAATGCTTTGACCTCGCAGAACACCATTACCGTGTCACCCCACATTTGGTGAGGCTTGTACTCCCAGGTGGCCATAGGATCGTGTTGCAACAATGTATCTACAGCCCAAGCCCAAGACAGGTAAGAAAGGCCGTTTTTCTTCTCGACCTTCTCAGTTACGTTGATCTTTCTAAGTTCGTTGAATTTCATGTTTGGCTCCTTTATTTGATGAACAGGAAGAGCAGTGTTCCGTAGCAAATCCCTAATGCTGTGCATAAGATCCAATCACTCCTCGTCGGTTTCCATTTCTCCAAGTTCAAACTCCTCCTGTTCCAACTGTTGTTGGTGCTCATACTCTCTCTCCCTGTCGTATTCCCAAAGTTGACGATCTAGCCACCAGTCATAGTTCATCTTTTTTATCCTCTGCGTCTGTTGAAAGTGTGCAGAAATCAACTGAGCTGTACGAGTAGCTCGCGCGAAACACAGTTGATGTGATCTTCATCTTGTACTTAAGATCAAAAAAGTCTTCTACGATCTTTGCGACTTCGGTTTCTGTAAGTGTGATCTTCATGTTTTCTCCTTGTTGCGATGGAGTAATCTTAGGCTTATCAACCCCATAAGACTGTCATCGTGACGACAATCTCTGCCACTGATACCAAAAAGAAACGCCGTTCGTCGGTAAGTCCTACGCAACGATCCTTAGCTGCGCTTCGTGAGCGTGGTTACTTATGTCAGATCGTCGAGCACTGGAACCCTTGGGCCAGGATCAGGCAGGACTTGTTTGGCATAGGCGACATCCTTTGTCTCAAGGACGAGGAGACGCTCTTAGTTCAGACAACTTCCAGAGCTAACGTATCAGCTAGGGTAAAGAAGATTGCAGAGAGTGAGCACTTACCAGCTATTTTGCGAGCAGGTTGGAAGATCGAGGTTCATGGCTGGGGTAAGTTAAAAGAAGGGTGGACTTGCAAGGTTGTGGAGATCTGATAAGATTGTGTTGTTGTCGTAGCGGGCAATGTAATAGAAGGCCGTTTACTCATGCTCTCGACTTGCTTCTCCTGGCAAGTACCGCTACCGAGAGCAGCAGTAAGCGGCCTTTTTTATTGCCTCTCGACAACCGTACTCCGCACGTTAGCAAGCACCTTAGTTGTGGTGGCGCGGAAGGAAAGCAATAGCCGGTATGTCGCAAGACTAGGGGGCAGTTCCCGAATAATCCGGTCGGCTGGTCTTATCTGCAAGCCGAGGGGTTCGCAAGAACATGCAGATGCTGCTTGACAGCGGAGGAACCTTCCCTCTCTACTCCTGTTGGGGTAGGGGGGTCTTTGGGAGGAAATATCTTAAAACTACCATGATCCACTACCACGGTACACCTATTACACCTAGATCAGTCCTAGAGACTTTAGCCGGTGAACACTTCTGCATTTCTTACTTTGAGCCAAGAGACTTAAAAACTTGTCTAAAAATCGGTCAGTCGCTCATGTTAGATAACGGAGCCTTTAGCTGTAAGACAAGAGGGGTTGTGTTTGACTTACACGGTTTTTACGACTGGATAGATCCAATACTTGCTCACCCTCATTGGGGTGTTGTTCCAGATGTGATCGACGGAACGATAGAGCAACAGCGAGAAATGACTGCGACATGGCCTTTCCCAAAGTCTTTTGGCATTCCGGTCTGGCATCTAGGTTTGTCGTTAGATTACCTTTGCGAGCTTGTAGACGATTGGGGTCGAGTTTGTCTCGGCTCATCTGGTGAATACTGGAATGTTGGTGATGCAAAGTGGCAGGGCAGAATGGATGAGACATTCAACCGGCTTGCAAAAACATTTGGTCGTTTACCCTGGACGCATGGAATGCGGATGTTAGGACAGGGGCTCGAACGCTGGCCTTTATCAAGCGCAGACTCAACAAACGTCGCTTTGCATCACAAAGAAAAAGAAGAATGCGCTCATTGCATGGCAAAGCGTATTGACTCAGAAAACCCACCTAACCATTGGAACCTTAGACCTGTGCAGGAGAACTTATGCTTTACATAGCTATTGGTATTTACACAATTGCGATGACGCTTGCCAATCTTTCGGTTGCTGCGTTTGGGCCTGCGATTAGCCCGATCAATGCTTTTCTCTTTATAGGTTTAGATTTGGCGTTAAGAGATTGGTTACATGTAAGGCTAAGATTGTGGCAAATGGGTGCGCTCATAGCTTCGTCTGGAGTTCTTACTTATTTGCTTAACCCCGCCAGTGGAAAGATTGCCGTAGCGTCGGCTTGCGCGTTTACCTTAGCCGCACTGGTTGACTGGGTTGTGTTTGTAAAGATGAAAGGTTCGTGGTTTTCAAGGGCAAACAAGAGCAACGTTGCCGGAGCCGCAGTCGATTCTCTTGTGTTTCCGACTATTGCTTTTGGATCTTTAATGCCTGGGATCATACTTTTACAGTTTATTGCTAAGGTATTTGGCGGGCTTGTATGGGCGGCACTTATTGGCAGACAGATGGATGCAAAAAGTCATCAAGACGACACTCAAGAAGGGAAAGAAGCGTTAACGTAAGGCTTTTGAAAGGAGGTCTTATGTTCGAGGAGTTCTGGAGCAAATACCCAAGAAAGGTCGCTAAACGTGCTGCACAGAAAGCATGGGCCAAACTATCATCACAAGAGCAAAAGTCTGCTGTAGAGGCTTTAGTGACGCATAACAAGTATTACCAAGTGAAGGGTACGGGACAGGAGTTCATCCCGCATCCTGCTACATGGTTGAACCAAGGAAGATGGGAAGATGAACTAGAGATCGCACCTACACAAGAGAAGGTTGTTGTGTGGTGGGCTACAGAAAAAGGTACTGCTGAGATGGCAGCGAAAGTAAATTGTCCTGCTAGGCCAGGAGAGGACTGGAACTCTTGGAAGGCAAGGATTTCTGAAAAGTTGAGGGCGGCATGAACGGAGAAGAAATAATCCGCATGGCACAAGAGGCCGGTATCAAAGGCCCATTGCCAGCAAGACAAGGTTTCCGAATGTTTGCAAGTCCATATCGTCTACAACGATTTGCTTCCCTGGTCGCCGCTGCCGAACGTGAGAAGCTGGCCGCATGGATGATGAGCCAAGGTTACGCAACCGGTCATGGCGACACCGTGGAGGACTTGCTGAAAGAGCTTGAGTGGCAGATTGAAGAGCGCATAAGCAACGAGCGTGAGGCGTGTGCGAAGGTGTGTGATGGCATGGATCACAACGGGGTGATGATTGCCGCAGACTGCGCCGCCGCCATACGAGCAAGGGGAAACACATGAACGCATATCCACGGGTTTATCTTACCTATCACGGCGACGGGAATGTTGGTATTGGAACTCCACCGGATGCGTCTGCGCCGCTGGGTGAGCCTGTTGAGCACCTGCGCGTCAGCCATACAAACAAGGGGACAGGCATGACAGACAAAGAAAAAGCCTACGCACTGTTAAGAAAGCTAGCAGACGAAACAACGTATGTGATGGTGCATCCTAACGAGCTAAGAATCTTGCTACACGACCTAGACCATATGAGACTTAGGGTTAGGATTGCCAGGGAAGAACTAGGCGATGCTTGGCAACTTTACAGGGAGGATATGGCGTGAGAAAAAATAGACCATTTACTGTTCGCTGGTTGAAGCCAGGAGACATGTTTATTTTGATTAGGAGTGGCGAAAAGTATCAATATGTACAGAAAGACATAAATACGCCAGGGGGCATCAAACACTGGGTTAGGAGGTTGCTGGAAAAAGAACACAGAACCCTGCATCACTCCTGCCATGTAGAACTTATTTAGGGCTAGCTATGAAAAATTGTCGGTTTGAGGAAGTAAGAGAGCTAGTCAAAGACCCGTCTCTTAGGATCACGGACATTGCACGGCAGACTGGATACAACAAGGGTCACGTCAGTAGATTACGCAAAGAAGCAATGAAGAATTCATCTGACTTTGAATGTCCAAGATGTGGACATTGTTGTAAAACAGATTTAGCCAGAGTCGGTGAGGTTGGCGTATGGGGTCAGTGCGAACCACAGGAAGCATTAGAAGATGGATGGTGCGATTGGGTATGCCCTAAGCCACAGGGTTATCTCATGCAATGTTGCGACTGTGAATTGATACATGAAGTTGATTTTCGTGTAGTCAAGTATGAGTCTAGAGATTCGGAAGTCTATGAGGTGATTGATGACCCAAATCTTCAGGCACAGATGCGAATGAAAAGACGTGATGACATCTCACCAAAGCGTGAATGGGTTGGGCTGACGGATCAAGAAATAAACAGTGTTTGTTACAAAAGAGATTGGACTGCGCCTTGGACTGATGAGACTTTTGCCCGAGCCATTGAAGCCAAGCTGCGGGAGAAGAACGGCGGGGAATATCGTAACGGGGCTACGACTGAAAGAACTAAGCTAAGTCAGGAGAACACATGAGTGGCGATCACAACATGAAAGATTCATTTGAGTGTCCAAGGTGCGGACATTGTTGCGCTGTTGATGAATGGGAGGTTCAAGACAACGTAAACCATCCTAAGCACTACACATCTCATCCTTCTGGCGTAGAGTGCATAGAGATCACGGAGCATATGAACTTCAACCTTGGTAATGCTACTAAATACGTTTGGAGAGCGAGTCTAAAAGGTAAAGAGGTTGAAGATCTTAAGAAGGCTATTTGGTACTTAGAAAGAGAGATAGCGAGGATAGGATGAGTAAAACAAATTTGGACGACATGCCACAAGGTAAAGCAAAACAGGCTTTTGTTAAATGGGCGTTGTCTAAGAAGATTCCGTTACAAAAGGCTAAGGCAATGGCAAATAGCAAGTTTGGCCCTGCCAGCAGCTATGACCGCATGATGCAAGATTATGCAAAAAAAGACCCTCGATGGATTTGAACACTGGAGCGGAAATGACTGACGAGCAAAAGAAGATTCTTACTTACCTGAAAAAGCGTAAGACACCTGCTGACCTAAAGTCAGTGAGGCTACAGACAAAGATCGACAAGCAAACGACTGTGAACTGCCTAAACGCTTTGCTAAA